GGACACACGGAAATTGTTCGTTTGCTCCTTGATTTGCCGTTAGAAAGAGGTGTGAATCCATATGTAGATGACAATCATCCGCTTAGATTAGCATGTTGTTACGGACAAACGGAAATTGTTCGTATGCTCCTTGCTTTGCCGCTGGAAAGGGGCGTGAATCCAGCAGCGAGGAGTAGTGAGGCGCTTCAAATTGCACGTCGATGTGGGCATACGGAAATCGTCGACCTTTTAAGAGGCGTTTAATGTAGCATTTACCACATATGGATGTAGCAAAATACATCAACGTTGACAAACTCGACTCTTGATTCGACTTCAAGGGGGCGTGACATACATTAGCGCAGGTACTTCAGTGTAAAAAGATGTAAATCGCTCGTCTTGTGTTTGTGTTGGACAGCTCGCGCAATGAATGTAGGTTGAATTGTTTAAATATTTTGATTCAATTTGTTGTCCGAGAGAATCCAGGAATTCCTTAAACGAATTGAGTCCAAACACATGTGTGCGAGCTCGGCGATTTGTTTGAATTTGGCAGTTTAGCAAAATTGTCAAGTTTCGCAACACTTTAAGTGTAAAATTGACAAATCTGCTTTAATCCTTCATCAAGACTCCGTGAAAACCGTTTCAGTGTGTTTAGAATATCGGCAGGATGTATTCCTCCTGAATTTCAGGAGAAACCCTTCACACAAAATTTAGGCCGCCTATTTTTTGGGTCCGACGAATTTAGCGGACTTGCGTTGGCGCCGGGTCTTGTGTTGGCTCTTGCGAAAACCTCTACGGGAGCCTCCAGTCGCAGTTTTTCGAACGAATTCTAACAGGTGTGTAAACGCAGCTAAAATCTCTTGCGCGAATGCTTTTTGTGGACCGTTCAACCCGTCAATGTCATCCTGAAGACCAGCCATCAGCGATTCAATGTTTTTTACGGTGTCTCCAACTGTCGCTTCTCCGTTGATTTTCTCAAGAATTTGAATTCCCGCGAAAACGTAGCCACCCAAAACCGAATATGCGTTTATGTTATTTGAATCCAATTCTATCAACAAATGTTGAAATTTAGCCCGTAAGACATCAATTGGCTTCTCACGGAGAAAGGGTCCATATCGAGTTGTATTTTTCGGCATTTTTACTCTTTACACGTAGTTTATTTTTCCCGAAAAATTGTCAAAGACCAAAATTGACGGGAGTCAAAATCAGTTGGTATCCGTTAGAATGTCTGCTTCCGTTGTTCCTGCCGTTGTTCCTGCCGCCCTCACGACCGCACAAACGGCACTCCTCAACGCACACCTGGCTCCGTTTGGCGTGAATTCGGCGGGGCTTTCAAAACTCATGGCCGAAACTGCCGCCGTTCTTGCAGGTGGTGCCGTTGTGCACCTACTCAGCGGCACTGCTGAGCCGTTACCCGCCGAAGCAGACCTTGACTTCTGGATTTATGACCCGACAGTTTCTGGCCAGGAATCGCGTAAGACTCAAACTTACGAAACAGAGAGGCTGCATAGTCGTGTGTTTCAGACATTCGTGCTTGGACGGTTTACCCAATCGTTTGCACTGTTTGAAGAAGATCTTGTAGTGGTTGGCGACGGTGTCAGCAGGCGTGTTAAAGATTACCCGTCGGTAAAGGATTCCACAATGAAAGATTATAAGGATTTCACTGGAGAGTTCATGACGAAGAGTGGTGCAGCGATGCATGTCCATTGGTTGTTTAATCGGGGCACGAAACGTACAATCAACGTAATCTTCACGAATCAGCCCCATTGGACTGTAATTCAAGGATTCGATTTGCCGCTGTGTCGTGCAGCGCTGTATGGTGGTGGTGGCAAGCTTTCGCTTCGGTGCGATCCCGTTGTGCTGCAGGATCTTGCAGACCGCAAGCTCACGAGTCCCGTAGAGGCGACAGACCGCACAGCCCGACGGGTCGCCAAGTATTGCAGTCGATACGGAATGACGTTGCGAACGGATGATGACAAGAAACAATCCGCAGATGCAGCTCGTTTGTCTGCTGTTATTGACAAGACTGAAAACCCTAAACTCAAGGCTGCATTGCTTGCTATCGTTGCCATGGTGTAAATCATGAACCTTCACAATATTTTTGTAGTTGAAAGATCCCCCAAAATTGACTTGCAATGTATTCACACACAAACAACAGTAATGTCGTGCGAACCAACACCAATGTCACCTTGGTTTGCATTTGTCAAACGCGTTCGTGACACGACGTCCTTGCCGTCTACAAAGAACATTTCTTTTTCATCTTTCCTTAAAAAACAAAAGGACATGAACTTGTGGACAAATACAGACATTCTTGCGGCTCTTGAATTGTGGCAAAAAGAGGTTGCTGCGTCTTCGGATGCACCAACGGTTGATGACACGAAACCAACGGTTGATAAACAAATGGTCGATAAACCAACGGTTGATAAACTAACGGTCGATGACACTAAACCAACGGTTGATAAACCAACGGTCGATGACACTACGCCAACGGATGACACTAAGGATGACACGAAACCAACGGATGACACTAAACCACAGCACAACATGCATGGCGTGATTATGATGTTTCTGTGTGAATTCGCAGCAGACTCCCACGCGGATGTCGAGATTCTGGGGCGCGACTTTTATGCGCGCTACAAGACGTGGTGTACTGCTAAAGGGGTCCTGTGTGTGTCGCAGCAATCCTTTCTTGTTAACATCGCACGGCAGAAGGATGTGTACTTCACTACAAAAACCGTTGGCGGAAATCGGAAAAAGTATATTAGCGCATTCCTGCAGCTACGGATGAAACAAAGCATAGGCCAAAGCCTACGGATGACACGACGCCTGTAGCAAAGCCTACGGATGACACGACGCCTGCGCCAGAACCAACGGATGACACAAGGCCTGCGCCAAAGCCTACGGATGAAACAAAACCTATAGCAAAGCCTACGGATGACACGAAGCCTGTAGCAAAGCCTACGGATGAAACGACGCCTGCAGCAAAGCCTACGGATGACACAAAGCCTGCAGCAAAGCCTACGGATGACACAAAGCCTGCAGCAAAGCCTACGGATGACACGAAGCCTGTAGCAAAGCATACGGATGACACGAAGCCTGCGCCAGAACCAACGGGTGACACAAAGCCTGCAGCAAAGCCTACGGATGACACGAAGCCAACGGATGCGCCCATGAAAGTGTCAACAGACGAATCTGAGCCAGTGCCCGTGCCTACATACGAATTGCCCATGCCAGTGTCGACGCATGTGCCTACAGATGAAATTAAGCCTGCAGCTAAGCAAACGGATGTTCCCAAGCCAAAACCATTGCCTACAGACGAAATGAAGCCTGCAGCGAATCCATCCAAGAAAGACAAGAAATCTGCAACAAAGCAACAAACAATTGCAACAAAGCAACCAACAATTCCAGAATTGGAATCAATAATTGCGAGCACACGTCAACGCATCACTCTTGCAAATCCTAAATTTGATAAAGCGCGCGAGGCAAAGCTCGTTCAAAAGCGGATGCTGCCATGAAAATTGCGTTGGAACTTAATGCACAAGCAGAAAAAGCGTTATCGGCTGTAACAGTATTGCAAAATACGGTTCAGCAACTTCAAAAAGAAGAGGCAACGGCATCGTTAGCACAATTGGCAGCAAAAGAACAAGAAAAGGCTAAAGAAAAGGCAAAAGAGCAAGAAACGGTGCAAGAAAAGACAACACCCGTTCACATTCGTCGCAAAAACATCCCCAAACATATCAAAACCCTCGTGTGGAATAAGTTCATCGGTTCCGACATAGCTCAAGCGAAATGCATGAGTTGTCGTGAAGAAATGATTTCAATTCGGTCCTTCCACTGTGGCCACGTTATCGCAGAGTCACTCGGTGGTGATGTTACTATAATCAACCTGCGTCCGATTTGTGCAGCGTGCAATGCTTCCATGGGTATTCAAAGCATGAATGAATTCACGTCATCTTACTTCGGATGGACCGTGTGAGCTTCTTTCGAAAACGGCGTCCACCTCGTCCAAAAAAAGGCCCCAGCAAATCACGTGATTCGCCTGACGTCGCCGTATCACGGTATTCTTTAAATCGTGCTAAATCCGGCGGAACTACGCAATTCTGAAAACACTCCATGTTCAAGAATCCGTACGTTGCGACCGTGTGATCCGTCAGTTTATCGCCCTCTGAACGTTTCGATTCTTTTTGAAGAATTTGGTCGAACACGGTTGTTCCGAAAAAGTCGATCTCGTCAGAAACAATGTATTTATGTATGCACGCGTTAAATTGTTCATCCGTATACCGACCGACACATAAATATAACAGTCTACGTATATCACTGCCACAGCCAAACAAACAATTTGCCAAAAAGAAACCTGCAATACCAACGAGTTGAAATTCACCCCGCGGTGTTTCTGGATATGCCGTAAAAAATGAATGAATGAACACGCACATGCGATCCATAACAAACGGTCGTTGCCTTACATTACCCACTTGTTCGTGCGCGACGACCTTGAGCCAATCGAACAACGTCGCAATATTTTCCGAACCAATTGCAGCCGAAGCCGTGTATTCAACCTGCATGCGCGCAATCGTTTTTTTGAACGCGACAACATTCAGACGCTGCAACGCCTGCTCCATTGTAAGACGTGAATCCGGATTGTATGCACAAAGACCACTAATTATGTCCGCAACGAGTTCCAATTGGCGCATATCGCGCGGCTTAAACAATGTACGAGTCAAACACCTTTCGCGAATTCCAGACGGACGAAAAGGGTCACTTCTTTTGGGACTTTTGCGAAAAAGTGTGTAAACAATGCCGTCTTCCTCCGTGGGCGGTCCTTTAATGCGTACAACACTGTTAAAAATTTCATCCATCGTTTCACCGTCAAATAAATACGTATTTGTCAAAATTTCGTATAAAGATGCGCCGACAGCCCATGCATCTGATTTGAAAAAATCAACAACTGGAGATGCAGGTCTGCGCAAATTCATCATCAACAGCTCGGGTGCAGCATACGGATATGTTCCCGTATACAAATCCATTGGCATGAGTGCGTGGGGCGGTATATAACACGACATTCCGAAATCCGTAATCCACACTTCTCCTGTGACGGTCATCAGCATATTTCCGGGTTTAATATCACGATGCGCAATGTTTTGCGACCGCAGAACTTGAAACCCCGACAACACTTGTTTAATGGTTGAAAACACACCGTCCCACGACATTAATCGCCGTGAATCGTCCAGGGTTCCAACGGCCATTCCCATGACAGCGGCCGGAAATCCGGGTCTCGGTTCAACCCGTATCAACTGCGCGACATTGGGAAGCCCCTTGAGGAATTTCAGTGTCGCAATTTCGGTGACATTTTCACATAAATGCGTAGGGCTTGTAAAATATTTGGTGGCAACATTGCCGTGCGCATTTGATTCGAGATTCACACGGCCGAATGCGCCTTCACCGAGTATTTTACGTGTAGTCCGCTCAGTTCCGATTCTTCCCGTTAGTGGCAGTATGGACCTGGCATGTGCACCCAAAACGGGGTCTTTAGCAATACTCTCGCCGTACATGCCGATGTCGCCAACAATTGATTCTCCGCGCAACACCATGTCTTTACGTGAATCAAACGCATTTCGCATATCCCCAAATGCGCTTGACCGATTTCGCGCCATTCTTTACTTACACGCTTGTTTTTCGTCGACGCGGGTTCATTTTTGGAAGTTCATTACATTTAAACAAACAAACAAACAAACAACAACAACAATGAATTATATCCTGTATCTCCGTAAAATTGCGGAAACCACCGAAATTATTCGCTTTTACACTGCAGTTGAGCGCGGAGACAGTATTCTTGCAATGCTATTAATTGAGCTTGGTGCGGATGTTAGCAACGGTGACGCATTTAATAAGGCGTGTGCATTAGGATTTACGGACCTTGTTCAGCGATTGATGGAATTGCCGCCGGAAAGGTGTCCCAACATTCAAAACAAAAACAATCGTGCACTGTTGTTTGCATGCGAAAACGGGCACACAGAAATCGTTCGATTGTTACTTGAGCCCAGTGCAATACAGCAAAACAGCAATACATCAATACAGCAATACAGCACACTGCTGAAAATTGCATGTAAAAAGGGCTTTACAGACATTGTCCGTTTGTTTTTAAGGTTTAATTACGATTCGTTGAAAACACATTTGAGTATTAGCTGCGAATTAGGTCATACGGAAATAGTCCGTTTGCTACTCGAGGTTGTACGCAAAAATGCATCCAAAAGTAAATTCATGAATGTCGCGAAGTACACATTTGAACAAGCATGTAAACATGGTCATATGTCGATCGTTATGCTGGAAATGATGCAAAACGAGGAAATTACACGCAACGGAGCTGAAATAGCAGCAGGATACGGGCACATTGATATTTTACGGATGTTCCAAACGGGAGACTTGAGTCCTGCGCTTGAGGCTGCGAGTCTAACCGGCCAAACGGAAATCGTTCGTTTTCTTTTGGACAAAGGCGGTCATTCAGCAGCAAGTATTAATTCAGCATTTCGTTTTGCATGTCACAAAAGACATACGAAAATTGTCCGTTTGCTTCTGGATTTGCCGTTGGAATGTGGAGTAAATCCTGCAGCAGAAGACAATGAAGCAATTCGGGGCGCATGTCAGAGAGGGCATACGGAAATTGTCCGTTTGCTTCTGGATTTGCCGTTGGAATGTGGAGTAAATCCTGCAGCAGAAGACAATGAAGCAATTCGGGGCGCATGTCAGAGAGGGCATACGGAAATTGTCCGTTTGCTCCTGGATTTGCCGTTGGAGAGAGGCATTGATCCAGCTGCAGTTAACAATGCAGCAATTTGGGGCGCATCTCAGAGAGGGCATATGGAAATTGTCCGTTTGCTCCTGAACAAAGGCTGTCATTCAGCAGCAAGTATCAATGAAGCAATTCGGGTCGCATGTCAGAGTGGGCATACGGAAATTGTCCGCTTGCTCCTGGATTTGCAACTGGAACGTGACGATTACGTGGCACTTCAATCTGCAAGTGAATTTGACCATATTGAAATCGTCCGTTTACTGCTCGAACGTGGAGGAATTCATCGTAATGTGTTGGAGCGTGTGATTCAGTATGTAAAAGATACAGAAGCACGTTATAATGAAACGCAAAAAATCGTGCAAAGCGTGCAACTGTCGGCCCATACGTATGAAGAAATAATTTGTCTATTGCGTGATCATCTTGACTCTTTAACTGAATGTGATGGTGTGTAGTTCGATGGTTATCACATTCCGTGTTTTGCTGATGTCAAATGTATGAATGCTCCAACCAGGGCCAAATCTCGGTACTTTTGTTAAATCCGTTTGGTCTCAATTCGGGCAAAAAAGTACAGGCAAAAAGTACCTACCGTGGGGCCTGTGCTCCAACGGAACTATTGAACGCCAACATTTTAATCAAAACCAAGCGGACAAATTGGCGCAGTTTTTAAAACCGAGCACCAGCGAGGTTTTTAACGTCGAAATTGTTCTGGTACAAATCTTAGATTTGAGGGTGAATCATTCACTGAAATTTTACATAAGCGTTCCGTTTTTAAATCTTCGCGCACATGTTCTAAACATGCGCCATGAACCATGACCGCGCAAAACACCATTTCGGGTGTTTGATATGTAGGAATAAAACGGAGAATATTTCCGTTGTATTTACATGCAAGTTTTGTTAACAACAATTCAAGTTCTTCATCCGTTGTTATCGGTGGATTTTGGGCCATACGAAATGCATCTGTTGCTATATAATCTCCAATGGTTAATGCCGGTCCAATACACAGTTTCTGTGCCATAAATCGCATTGAGCCCCACGATAGATTATTCAGAATGGGATTGTTTTCACAATCAGGAACTGAAACGAACGCAACACGTACATCACAATCGATGTTTGCAATATATTGTAAAAATCCGCATGTGTTGCTAAAAATAAAATGCGGTTTTCCAATAGTTTCCGGCGCACTGTATTCACCAGGTGCTGCTAACATTTGCGTGTTTAAAGGACTTTCGCACATAAACCATGCAGAATAACTAGTCATATTCACTCGTAACGAGCGTATGAGTGTCGTCAACTTTTGAGGTCTATTGGGGAGGAATTTGTCTTAGACCATTTAAATAAGGAATGCAATGAATACGCCGTTTCCAAACAGTTATTAACAAAATATTTAAGGGTGCTGTGTGCAAAACAGTAGTAACCTTAAATTTTTGATTCGTTTTGGCAGTTGTAAGCACAATCTCCGTCCGGAGGAACACTACATTCCTTAAATTTAAATGCAAAAAAAGTGTGTTGGAGAAACCATTGCGTTGCGTTACTAAAAGGCAGCTAAATTAAAGCAATTTTAGATAGAGAGGATTGCAGCAATGTTTGCAAACGATGTTTCTCAATTAGAACAAACACCCATTCGAGAAATTTGCACTCCAACAACCGTCAAAGATGTGCAAACAATCGTTATGTTTGCTGCGCGGAATCGTTTACGAATCGGTATCAAAGGACAATCGCACTGTATGGGTGGCCACACGTTAGCGGCGAACGGTATTCTCGTTGATATGTGCAACATGCATCGTTTTCTTGCAATGCGCCCGGATGGTACATATACCGTTGAAGCGGGTGCGATTTGGTACGATGTTATTCGTGAACTTAATCAATATGGAAAATCACCAGCGACATTGCAATCCTATTCGAGTTTTAGCGTTGGTGGAAGTATTGGCGCGAATATCCACGGCATTACGAACAATGACCCGTTAATCAAATCAGTTGTTTCATTGACTCTTGTGGATTCAAACGGACGAATTCGAACAATACGTCGTTCATCTGCACTGTTTACTCTTGTTCTCGGTGGATTTGGTCTTTTTGGCATAGTCACGGATGTAACGTTGCGGTATGTGAACAATTGCCGTTTGCGAACAGAAATCGTTCATTGTAAAATGAGTGAATTTGTTGAAACGTATGGAAGATTGTTGCAGGATCGTCGTATCGCAATCCGCATCGTGCGACTGCATGTGCTCAATTTGGACGATGTTATCATGTACCTTATGTTTCGCGAGGAAGAAAACGTCCGAAGTCCCATGAACGAGCCTACGGGTCTTTCTGTCCTTAGTCAGCTTGCATATAAGTGGCTTGTTCCAACCAACATTTTTCAGCATTTGCGATTTGTGTGGGAACGGTTTACAGGATTTCCGTTGGATTTTACACTCAAAGACAGCGTAAATGACCTCATGAATGTTAGTGCAACATCGCTCTCTTCGCTATATGAGCCACTGATTCAACTCAACAATACATTCATTTTGCAAGAGTATTTTATTCCACCCGCTAAATTTAACGGCTGGTTTCGTGAATTTCGTGAATGCATTCACAATCGTCCTGCATGTTTAACACTGCTGAACATAACATTTCGCTTTGTAACCAGTGACAAAGAGTCTGTTTTAGCGTATGCTCCAACGGATTCAATTGCCGTTGTGCTATATTTTCGTATTCGCCGTGAGGATGACCCGGTGCTCGGGCAACTACAAAAGGCTCTCATTGCAATTACAAATCGTGCACATGGTACGTTTTATTTGCCGTATCGTCGTTTTTATGATGCAAACGATGTTTTGCTGTCATATCCACGCATTCATGAATTTTTGCGGGCCAAACAGCGATTCGACCCATCGGGCCGTTTTTCGAATACATTTTACGAACACTTGGTGCAATTATTTGACAAAAAACACGTAAAATGAGACATCGCATTGCCAAAAATTGACGGACTCCAACAGGCCACCCCAAGTTTCAACGGCATGGGGCACACAGACACTCCTCCACCTCCAGACTTTACTCCAACGGATATCGCAAATCGTGAGTTGGTTCTCCGTCTGCTGCGATACGAAGATGCATTGTACATGAGTCCCGCTGGACAGGCCATTCTTGCACGTCCCGATTTTTCCAACATCTTCAGTCTCGACGCAGGCAAACGGATTCAGCGCGATACACTCATTGCCAACGGGTTTAGTTCAACCGACGCAAGTTTGGCAACTTATCGCACCATTTTTCAACACTATTGGCGTTCAGCGAGTGATTATGATGCTGAAGTGCTTGCCGCCGTGTTTTACATGCGGGAGAATCGGTGCCTGTATTACACCGCGCCGGATCTCGTGATTGGAGACACGGTGCCAGACTGTCCGCTGCTGGAATTGGACGGGACGCCGACGTCTGTGCATGCGGTATGCGGCTCAAAGCCAACTATGCTTGCCGCATTTTCATTGTCTTGACCCCCGTTTCTGCTGCGGCTCCAACGGCTCTTGGATTTGGCTCCGCGACTCATGGCGCCTGAAAGCCCAATTCAGCTCGTGCTCGTCCAAATTCAGGAAGCACACACCCATTTGTGGCCGCTTGGCATGGTGGACCACCCGGAGCCGCAGCGAACGTTGGAAGAGCGAATGGAACGTGCTCGTGCGTTCAAAGCGACGGTGCCGTTTCACATTGTCGTGGATTGTTGGGAAGACCCGTTTGAACGCCGGTTTCATGCGTGGCCGGACCGCTATCATTGGATTGGTTCGGACCTCATTTTACGGGCAAAATCCACGTATACGATGGATGCAAAAGTCGAATCCGACTGCGCGGACTTGTTGGCGTCGATACTCTGTTAAGTTTGTCTTGTCTTGACACTTGAATGACGATGCGTTCATAAACACTCAAGAGCGTGTCTGAAAAAAGTGGTAGGATAAAAAAATGACGAGGGAGGAATCGTTTTTGTCCATCATAGATATGTCTATTCTTCCAATTAACGATTTAATTGTGAAAAGTATTCTCAACCGTGGGACATTTTATTACCCAGCTTCAGCACATTACGGTGGTGCAGTGGTCGTAAGCTGCGACCTGTGTCGGCGAAGCAACCTCACTGCTTGCATTGGATTTGACAAATATGATTTGTGTTTAACATGCGTTGAACGCACATCATCTGCACCGAGCGGACTCATGATGCTTCGGCCTCCTATGCCAGAGGCTCCTACTACATTAATGATGCAGGATTCTGTGCGGTTTCCCGCTACACGAATCCAAGATTCTATACGTCAACCCATGACATATATGATGCAAGATTCGGTAGTGCGTCGACGTGAGCCCGTAGCACGAATGATGCAAGATTCGGTACGACGCGAGCCTGAACAAGAGTCAGGTTTTCCAACGGGTTTCTGAACCAAAAATAATGACGTTTAATGATTTCGAAACACTACATGTCCAAAGAACCACTTCTTAAAAATCACGCGGAATTATTCGCCACCGATTTTTTTACAGGATCAACACTTCGAATTCTTCGACACTTTGTACAACGAATGCCGTCTGCACGAGAGAAACATGCAGTTCTAAAATACAAAACAGAACAAATGCGAAGTTTTGGCTGAAATGCGCAGCATTTTACAAAATACACACATTCCAGATTGCGCATTGCAAAGTTTAAATTTCGATATTATTGAAAAATCTTTACGAGATGCAACATGACAAATCTTTGTTGAAGCTGCAGCGAAAATGTTAATTGTTGCGAACTTTTATCAGGAATTTGATGAATAGTTATTCGCATTTGTGCAACGTCAACACTGGCGTTATCCCGGTAAGAAGAGCATTGGCGTTATTAAAAACAATGCTACAGATTTGCCCTTAAACGTCCCTGAATCCGTGGATGAATTCGTTGACGCGTTTGAACGTCTGCGTGATTTGATCCCTGATGCGCTCGATGGAGAATTCCCCCCCGAAGGTAATTCGTGTGCGCATTTTACTTCGCACTGCGTTAGGTGCATTAATTCGATTGTCAAAAGAGATCATGATTGCATCGAACGTGACCTTGCGGCGTGATATTGCCAGTCTCACGGACACTTTAACCAAAATCAACGTAATTTTTGCCAAAAAACTGGTATTTGGAACTGCCGACGATGACATGTTCCGAGAGAACCTGAATTCGTTAATGGAAGAATTGCGCGCATTTTGGCAGAGCAAAATTATGGACATGGATGGTGGGCGTCGGACCCTTCGAAAACGCGGCAGAAAGACACTCAAACGCCGATCAAGCGAAAAAACCCTGCACTCAAATGCTCCGAAAGCGCATGACCGGATTCGTCGGTAGCCAACACAACACCGCCATGTTGCTGCTGCGCCCCCAATACCCATCCAAGGACGCATCGCGTTCATTTCCGTTACCCACCAAGGACCACGGGTCCCATGCATTAATAAACAATGAGCGCTCGAGTTCAGGATCCGTTTCCAACGAATTGGGAATAAACCCGCCCGTAAAGGTCTTGGTTGCACGGTCATAACCTCTCACGCGAATGCCCGAATGTTCGAGTGTTTGCATGATGGGCAGAAACGATGCTTCGAAAATCTGAGGAATAAAGATTGACCCATAAGGCCCAGCAAATGCACCACCTCCGACATTATACACCGTTAGCGAGTCAATATGTCCGGCTCTATACAGGTCCAACGCACACATCAGTGCTTTTGCCCAAACACGGTCATATGCAGCCACCAAGCGTTCCAACGGTTTGCCTACAAAGCGCCGAAAATCTGGCTGATCGGGACTGTCGAATGCGTATCCAATCAAATTCAGAACATGAACCCGTTTGAATCCAGTGCTCAAACGGACTGTTGCGTGACAGTATGCAGCAATATTGGGCATATCGCCTGACTCATATGCTCCGTGACGCCACCCAAAGACGGCTTCCATACGGTCTTCATCATACAAACGCCGCATTCCAATATTGCATGGTTCGCGTTCGCGCATAAGACGATGAACATCGTCGACGGAGTCTTCGCGATTGTAATACACAACCGTGCGGTCGAATGCAGCTGGCTCCGTTAGAACCCAATCTGGAAAACGACATTGGCGCGCGTAAATACCGTGAACAGCGATTGCGGCTTCTTTGGACATTCTGCTGCGGTGTCGTCTGTGTGCGTGCGTGTCATTTTTTGCCTCCAAAAAAAATGACACGTAGTTTGAGCATACGGACAATGAGCACAATGAGCAATCGCATTTCATTCATCGGTGGTCGGTGGCCAGGAGTTTGTCGCATGGATTGGTGGCCATCGATAACGGTGCAGGTTGCAACATCACGTTCACACATTGCAGCAATTGTTGGTCATTCGTTTGAGTACAAGGCACCCAAGACACCATCAAAGTTTGGAGCCGTTGAATTCGGATTGAACAAGGCGTTGGACCTAATACTCATGTCGAATAATGCACTCGATGACCACATGATAATCATCGAAACAGACGACAAAAGCGTTGTGAAAGGACTTCGCGATATTCGATACAATGGCATGCAGAACAATGACATTCGTAAAAAAATATTAAAGATGGCAAACGAAACAGAATGGACCGGAATACGGTATGTTTCACGGACCGATGCAGTTGCACTTTTACGATAGCAACCTTCCAGCATTTTTTGAAGGGGGAAAAATTGACGCCCCCCTTTCCACGCCCCCCTCATTGTTGATGTCTTTGTCTAAATCAAAAGCGGCATATTATCGGCGGCAGATTGCCATCAGTAATTTCGCAGTTCTGTTGCCACTTGTAGTGACAATTTGGCGTTTCGGACTTTGTTCAATTCCAACGGGTCTTCTAATTGTTGCTGCATTTGCATCCTTTGTCTTTCATTTGAATGAAACAAATCATCCATCGCTTCAAACACCATCGCTTCAAACACAACCGCCCGCATATCTGCTCGATATTGATCGCGCAGCTGCAGTGCTCCTGATACTTCACATGTCTGTGCATTGGTGGGCAATTGGACATCCCGTGTGGGCCCTCCTTTGTGGAATTTCATTGCTCGGAATTACGGTGGTGAGCGAGTTTCAGGAGCAACTCGAAGATTACGCATTCCTGCACTGTATTTGGCACGTGCTGGCATTTGTTTTCGCGGCGGTTGTGTATTCGTTGACGTGAGCCCGTGACTCGCGCCTGTGACTCGCGCCCGTGACTCACGCCTGTAACATTTTCATGTTTTTTTTGCCCCCGCACCATTTCAGCGAAAAAGTTACAATACGTCTTGAAAAGTTGACCCCCCTTAATTGATAGAGCCGTCAAATATGAACACGTTACATATCGATTCTGCACCAGAGCGGCAAATGTCGCTGCACATCTTGCGCAAAATCGCCATCACTGAATCCGAATGTTCATTGAGGGATGCATTATCAGACACGCATTTAGCATGGTTAATTATTAAAAATGGCACAACCGTTGATAACACGTCATTTGTGGATGCGTGTGCAAAAGGACTTGTTGAAATTGTTCGTCTACTCCTTGATTTGCCGTTGGAACGTGGCATAAATCCTGCGGCAAACGACAATGAGGCACTTCGCAATGCGTGTCTCAACGGGCAAACAAACATTGTTCGTTTGCTCATTGATTTGCCGTTGGAACGTGGAGTAAATCCTGCGGCAAGAGACAATGTGGCGCTCCAACTCGCGAGCCAACTCGGACATACGGATATTGTTCGTATGCTCCTTGATTTGCCGTTGGACAGAGGGGTGACCGCAGAAGAAAATTCTGCATTTCGTTATACATGCAGAACCGGACACACGGACATTGTTCGCTTGCTCCTCGAACTTCCGTTAGACCGTGGAGTTGATCCATCTGCGCGCGACAATGATGCATTTCAATATGCATGCAGCAATCTACACACGGACATTGTTCGCTTGCTCCTTAATTTGCCGTTGAAAAGAGGAGTGAATCCGGCTGCAAACGACAATGGTGCACTTCAGTTGGCATGCCAAACCGGACACACGGAAATTGTTCGTATGCTCCTGGAACTGCCGTTGGACCATGGAGTAAATCCTGCAAAATGGCATAATGAATCACTTCGAATTGCAACCGCAAACGGGCACACAGAAATTGTTCGTATGCTCCTGGAACTGCCGTTGGACCGTGGTATTCTGCCAACGACAATGCAGCAATTCGCATCGCGTGTTACTGGGGCCGCACAGAAATTGTGCGTTTGATCCTCGAACTTCCGTTAGACCGTGGAGTTGAACCATCAGCACAAGACAATGAGACACTTCGATGTGCATGCGAAAACGGACACACGGAAATTGTTTGTTTGCTCCTTGATTTGCCGTTGGAAAGAGGTGTGAATCCTGCAGCAAATGACAATGCTGCACTTCAAGATGCATGCTTTCACGGGCACACGGAAATTGTTCGTTTGCTCCTGGATTTGCCGTTAGATCGAGGCGTTAATCCAGCGGCACAAGACAATACAGCACTTCGGGACGCATGTTACAATGGACACACGGACATTGTTCGTTTGCTCATTAATTTGCCATTGGATCGAGGAGTGAATCCTGGTGCAAGAGACAATTTAACACTTCAGTGGGCATGCGAAAAAGGACACACGGAAATTGTTCGTTTGCTTCTCGATTTGCCGTTGGAAAGAGGAGTTGATACTGCAGCACGCGACAATGCAGCATTGCGCATCGCAAGTCAAAACGGGCATGCGGAAATTGTTCGTTTGCTTCTGCCGATGAATCGAGGCCAACTATGATGAAGCATTTGTGAGTCAAACGGAAATTGTTTAGCGCATAAACGTAATAGCGGGAGAATGATATAAATTTATTGCGCTTTGAATTGAAAATGCCCAATGGATCGATGGAAATCACATGTTTCTTCAAATCATGAATAATACAACTGTTGATGAATGGAATTCGCCGTACAGCAATCGACGAATGTTTAATGTCCCATTCTGAGTTGAAAAACGTTACACGAATAACAACGGTTTAACGATTTTCAAACAGAGCGAATGCAATTTTCAAACAGAGCGAATGCGCTGTTTTTGGAAGAGCGAATGCGATTTTAAAAACAGGTCATTGGACAGATTTGTAGGATCAATCATCCTCCGCTCCAAAATCCTCATCGCGAACCTCGCGCTCTTGTTCGACAACCTCCATTCCCGCCGGTACAACGGGATCAAACGGTGTATCTCGAACTCCCATTCTTTGCCGCTGCGCTTCTTCAAACTCGATCAGCGTACTGTCGTACTTACGAGATGTCGACTTTGTGTTCCAACGACCAATTCCAAGTTGTTTCATCGTTAACATGGCAGATCGCGATTCATCCGTCAAGGACTCGAACTCCTGCACAATGGACGTGCGCTCAAGCTCGGCGCGCTGTTGCATCATTTGTTTAACATGTTCGTCTGAAAATTTCAAAAACTGATGTTTCACATGAGCCGTCATCAAAACGCGGATCCATCCTGCAACTTCGGATGCAATTTCTGGAGTAATTTCGGATTCGGGTGTAATAGCATCTCTCCAATGCTGTAAAACAATTGTCCGCAAAAGTATGCTTGCTTCTTTTTTGGTCCACACACCACCCTCCGTCGTCGAACGGACACCATGCATCCACTGCTGCAATACAGGTCCAAGCGACGACGCCATCACCACCAACACATGTTTAGCGCCATCAGACAATTTGAGACCAAACCATTCACTGTTTTCTTTCATAAGTGCTTCAAGTCGTTCGCTGTGTTCGCGCGGAATCCGTTTGAACCACTTGGACCCATTAATAGTCGCGATGCCAAAGGACTGACCTGCAGACATTGCCTTTGCGCACCAATATTCGTCCAAAATGCGCGGCCCTTCGACAAACGGTTCTTCCGTGATTTTATCCAACATATCAAGAGCAGCTCTGAGTTCAGGCGCAGCTCGTTTACTTCGCCCAATGCCACGAGTTTCAATCTCGGATTTAAGCCTATCGTGATAACTTGCCAAAATTTCCCACAGGTCATCACGATCAACGTCTGAAATAGGACGCCGCATAGATTTCAATGCTTTCAATGCTTTCAATTGTTTTGCCAATATTTCACGCATCTCCTCGTTTTTTAGTTTGTCGGCGACATTTGACACAGCGCGAATCCATTTTGGCATCTCGGACAATGCGTCATTTTGCTCGAGCATACGTGTCAAGCGCACATGGTTGCCAAGTTGTTCATACTGGCTCTCAATTTCAGCTTCCGAAATATTCAGCTCAGATTTTGGCTGCTTCTGTAAGATGGTAGGGTCCGAACTCAGCACAAACCCGCATTGTCTACATGTATTGTTGTACGTGAATTCATGCGGATTGCCCAATTTGGGCCCCATATAGCAATACTTCAGGAAAAATTTGTAATACAGCGACGTATCCCCGTGCATTTCGCCTACAACATCCTCAACATCATGTATTAACGAATTCAAGTGCGTTCCTTGTGTGGGTGCCGTTGCAGAACGAAGCAGTGCTCCAGCTTGCACGAGTCTAAGATTTTCAGACGGACCCCGTAAGAGCCCGTTGTCCGCATCTATGAGCGAAATTGCATGTTGCCCCCCGTCATGCAACGCCTTAATCAGCGATTGACTCTGATTTTTCAGTGCGCGCATTACGGCTTGAACATTTTCGGGCTTCAGCGTGGATGTTTCAATGGCGGCTAACACCGCGTCCAACGGATCTCGTTCCAACACCGGCGCATTCGTTGCAACTGGAAATGGTTCAGGCATAAATCCGATTGGCAAAATATCTGTGCGACTTGCCGCCGTTTGAGATTGTTTGGCGCCTGAACGCGATGCCGTTAATGCTGTTATCAATGTCGGTGTAATGGACACGACTTTCGACGATTCCCCGATTAACGCTTTCAGGTAACCCGTAATTTGTTTTTTGACTGGCACTGTTCGTTTGTGTCCCTCCTGAACGGCCCATGGCATTTGCGACCATGGTTCAGTACCACTGATTGCTCCCACAACACATGCAACGTACAACAATGCAGCAGAGTCGTCCGGTGTTGCGCCCAATTCCAGCGGCCAACCTCCTCGGCCAAATCGACAATACGGGAACGGCGTGTTAATTGTCACGTCTTCCGTTTGAAGCGCAATAACAGTTAATGCCGAAACAATGCCCACACGACTCGCATTTAGTGCATCCGCATATGTTGGTTTAATGATGCCTGTGGTTTTCGTTCCCGTCGTCTTTACAACTTTAGTTGTTGCACTTTGCAAGTCTGCTATCTGTTTTTTTTCAAAGTCCTCTTTGGAAAATTTCATGTCATTGACGGCCGTTTCCGCCAATTCAACCATCCGTTTGAAAACATCATCCGGCATTTTCATTCCACCTTTCGTATTGATAGCTGTAAGGATTTTTGCCAACGTCTCTTGTTCTTCCGTTGCGAATGTTAATGATGTCATTGATTGCAAAAAATTCGTCACAACATCCGCTTTCTGCTCATCCGTCAATACCGAATGCGAAATGACAGGCTGTCCATTATCATCGAATTCAACACTGTTGTCAAAATCAATTTCTTGGAGGGGTTGGCCACAATTTCGGCAAATTATGGACCCTTCATATCGGTCTCCACCAAATCGTATTTGAATTTGCTTTGCAATGTCATCCGCATGCGTTGGTTGCGATAAAATTTCCAATTCCATCTGTTCGTGAAAACACACACACGGCTTCAAACATTGTGCGCACATCATCCAGTCATTTACGGTCCCGCCCTGATAATCTCGTATGAACATGCGCAGTAATCGTAGCCGCACGCTCGTTTCTTTCAAATTTCGAATAGCCTCGAGCATTCGAACGTGCGGGCAATTATTCGGTTCAGGCTCCGTTTGCACAACGCGAATCTGCTGTGTTTGCAAAAGCTTGCGTCGCGCAAGAAACTCGCGAATCGCCATCAATTTCGTCGACGCAGCTGCAATGTCGATTCGCCCGTCATGTCCGTTCATTTTTTCAATTTCATTCCAAACAAACGGAAGTGCATTTCCGTCATCTTCAGATAACAAATATGCGACGAGAAATGTTTCTGAATCTGCGATGGAAGGATTCGTCTGTCTGAGGCGCGTTATCAGCGGGGTCAATTCGCCAGATTCGCGAAGTGTGCTCCAAAGTTCCGATGCAGATTCGGTGTGGGCTGCAGGTTCGGGCACCGGTACATTCATTTGTGCCGTAAGTTCCTCTGTCCACAGCGTCTGCGATTGATGAATCCACTTGTCAAGAATTGCAGTTGTGGATGGCGGCAAATCCATATCTCCGCCCAATCCGATTTGGTCCAACAATTGAAGGATTTGAGGAGTCCGAGGCGCAAGTGAGTTTGCGGGATGAAGAATGTACGGAAGAATCGATTCCAACCATGTATCAATATTCATGTCGGCGCCCGTTTTGAGCGTCCACGCATGTTGAGGATCCACGTCGTTACCGAACAAATCCTTCAGCGCTGTCGAAAGAGACGGAAGAACATCGAGCTGAAGTTCATTGGACGACTCAATATCCTGCAACAAATTTCGCGAACGCACAATCGGTCGAAGTCGCAAGGATGCTTGAATGGGTAACATGACATATCCCGTAACCTTGGAGGGTTCGCCCTTTTCCGACAGCACACGCACAATTCGGTCTTTGATATTTGGCAGCAAAAAGGACTGATCCACAACACGACCTTTCTTTGGTAAATCGTCTGATAATCCTTCCACCTGTGTCTCAAACCCGGCTGTACGTATAACATCTTGGTCGTGGTTCCATCCCGCCTCCGTGCTTTCGCCTCGCAAGGTGACGGCATCTTCCGTGAAAAGGGTATGCAGATATGCGGAAAACGGGTCATTCGTGCCCGCAGTTTCGCGAGCTACAGATTCCATTTCGACATCCGCTAGAACACGCGGTTCAACATGTTTAGTGTTGTAGGGGTCCTCTGTAACCTGTTCTAAATTCAAAATGCGAGCGGCATCAACGATGGGAATTGCACATGGCGCGTCACGAACTACCTGAGACATCAGAGTTTTATCGAAGGATTTCACTTGCGCGACGGCGTGTGTTAATGCGATTGCAACATCAACTTCGCGTTCAATCTCACGCGTGGACTGAAGTCCTTCGTTTTGAATATCCTCAAACATCTCTTGGCGCTGCATGGCTTCGGGATAGCTTCGTTCGGCAGACGGAATTTCTTCAACCGTGGGTGCCTGCAGAACTTGATTCAAAAGGGAGATGACGTCCACAGCGGGTGCATCCGACACTTCAGCGGCCTCGGCGGCCTCGGCGACCTCGGCGACCTTGGCGACTTCAGCGGGTTGGAGCGGCTCCGTCAGAACCCGAAGAATTGTACCTGAAAGTCCTTGTCCCTTAAAATTTAGAACACGGCCATCTTCAAGAATTATGTAATCGCGAACGGCGGTTTTGAATTCGGCATCGTCCGTTAACTTTCGCGACAATCGCTCCACCGTTTTAATTGTTCCAGGCGGTTGAGCCTGCTTACCATCCGGTGTGAAAAATTCAAGATAATTTCCGGGTTTAACACCGAGAAAATCGATGTAAAATGGCGAAGTGAATTCGGGCTCATAAATTTGTATTCGTTTGACATTGTGTTCGGGGGCAAAATCCGTTCCATCATTAATTAGTTTGAATTCGGTTGCACGATCGCTGTCGTTCAAGTCGCGAACAAGAATACGGTGTTCGTCGCGATAAACAACGGTACCCGTAATCTCGACGGGTTTCTTGCCGGATTTTTGTTGGACAATGGTGAGCTTGTTACCGAAATGAAGGTCATCCTCGAATTCTTCGGTTTCAACTGAATCGGAACGCGAGCGATTGGAAGACCCGTTGGAGGACCCATTGGACCCGTTGGAAGAACTGTTTGATCCGCTTGATCCGCTTGATCCGTTGGAAGATCCGCTTGATCCGCTTGATCTCTTGGATTCCTCTTCAATTTTCGCTGCAATTTGCGCACGCCCCTCTTCCTGAAAAAGACGCTTCAATCGTGGTGTATTTGCGGTCAAACGTGCAGGTAAAACCTCACGAATAGACTTCATTGTAACCTGTTCCATTTGTTCACGTGTTAATTTGTTGAAATATGTTTTCAATGCACTTTGCACTTCTGTGTCTGTCGCTGCATCTTCTTCGTCTTCATCTTCTTCGTCTTCATCTTCGTCTGAATCTTCGGCGTCCTCGGCGTCTTCGGCGTCTTCTTCGGCGTCCTCTGAATCCTCCTCGTCTGAATCCTCCTCGTCTGAATCTTCGGCGTCCTCCTCGTCTGAATCCTCCTCGTCCCTTTTTATTTTAGCATTCAATTCATCCATTAAAATTCGGTTAAAGAGGACCTTGTTTGCAGAAATTCGCTTCGGAAACTGTGACTTCATTTGCTCCATCGAAACATCCGCAGGCACATCATTTTCGAAATATGTCCGAATTGCTTCGCGAATTTCCTTTTCCGACGCAAATTTAATTGAGCGTTCCGCACGATACAAGGGAGCCTGCGCTGCCATGGTTGGTGTAAGTTTACCTTGTTGAAGAGATTCCTCTCGAATTTCGCTGATTTCCCTCGCATGCTCCTCTTCCGTGGGAATAGGTTCATCGCCAAAAATGTCTGCAAAATTTGTTCTAAGTATCGGTTCTTGTGTATCTTTATCAATTTTGGTTCCTTTGGGAATTGGAACTTTCGAGCCTTTACCTTCCAGCGGAATCCTTCTCGTTCGAGTTAGCTTGCCAGCCTTTTCAGAATTACCCCAACGGACAGTTTTTTTGGGTTCGTCAGAAGACATCCGCTACTATCGTATGTTTTTTTAAAAAAACGAAGGGTCAAACGGGGCACCCCAAAAATTGACGCACTCAAATCTCCACCCCAGTGTCAACAGATATGACTTCTTCAGTCCACATGACCAGCTTTCCAGACATGACGGCGCTTCTTGAGCGATTTCCGACCAGCGAGTCACTCTTTGCATGGCTCAAAACACCCGACGGCGGCAATCTTTCGGTACGTACCGAATGGATGACGGCCGAAGAGCCGCTGGTTCTCATTTATTACACCAAGGATACGAGTGATTTCACAAAACCCCATGTACCATACTTTCGCAGTGTTGTGTGGGATGCTCGCACGAACAAGCCGATTTGTTTCGGACCAGCTCGGGGAGCTGACATCAAGGAGGACAATGGCACCGTTGCGGTTACAGGTGTTCGCGATTTCATCGATGGTGTAATGGTCAACATGTTCTACTACAACGACGGTTGGCATCTCGCAACCCGTCACAATCTCGGAGCCACAAACAAATTTTACTCGAAGAACAAGACATTCGGGGATTTGTTTCGCGAAACATTTGATGCAACCGGTCTTTCGCTCGATAGTCTTGACCGAAGCGCAACGTATTCGTGGGTACTCCAGCACCCAGATGAGCGTATTGTAGTTCCGTGTGCTCGTTCCGTGTATCTTGTTTCAACCACGGCCACATCCGTTCCCACAAATGTACTACACCCTCAGGACCATACGGATTGCCACACACTTGATGACGTCCGTAAGCGTGTTGCAACATGGGGAGCTCAAATGGGTCTTCATTGGCAGGGGCTTGTAGCGTATGGCCCGGATGGTACTCGTTATCGCATGCGGTCCAAACAGTATGCCGAGGCACGGGTTCTACGCGGAAACCAGGCCAAACGGCCGTTTCTCTGGCTTGAGAGGTGGTCTGACGGACGGCTCGGGAACTATCTTCGGGTGTACCCTGAGGAGCAAATCGATGCCGATGCAACGATTGAAGCATTCAAGGCATGCACAAAGGAGCTGTATGACATGTATGCACGCGTGTACACTGCGCGTGACTTGGAGTTGACAGCTGCACCGCGCAAGTATCGAAATCTCTTGTACAAGGCTCGTAAAGAGCGGTGTGGTGCATATTTTCCGTCGTTGCGTGACTTTATGAATCGCCAAGATACAGCGCTCAAGCTGTGGCTCGTCAACTACGAGGTGCGATATGCGGCCGCTTAAGAGGCTCTTGGTTCTCAAAAATCATTTGCGATTTTTTTGAACGCAAATGCTCGTCAAAAATTTCGCTGGCGCTCGGTTTCCCCCATTTTTCCCCATTTTTCCCCATTTTTCCCCATTCATCAAATGCTAAGGCGTTTGTCGCGAATTTGCTGCTGAAAACACCAAGAGCAATGAACGAGCCGTTTCCAAAAAACAATTTTTGATATCCGGAGAAATTTCAGATCAGACATCGCCGACAAATTCCTCCGTTCGAACACACACTACATTCCTTATACATATACTCGCTTAAACGATGTATGCATGTTTGTAGCTTTGTGCTGTGTTTATCGCTGTTTTGATTACATTGGGTGCAAGATTCACATACAATAAAAGCTGACGAACAAGGTCTTCTTGTCCATATTGACATGCGGAAAGCAGCACCTCGATGGGTTCCCCGTTCTTTCGGTAAATCCAGGAGCAAACAAATAATTTCCGAATGGCCAGCATAACATGCGCCCCGTAAGTTGTCGTCTGTTGATGGGTCGACTCCTCTCTCCAACGGTAAATCGAGAAGCAAACGGACAATTTCCATGTGTCCTTCTAAACATGCAGACTGAAATGGTTCATTGCCATATGCAGCGACTCCACGATCCAGTGGCAGCTCAAGAAGCAAACGGACAATTTCCGTGTGTCCTTGATAACATGCGGTTCGGAGAGCTGCATTGTTATCTGCTGCTGGATTAACTCCTCTTTCTGGCGGCAAATCAAGGAGCAAACGAACAATTTCCGTGTGTCCTTGATAACATGCGGATCGGAGAGCTGAATTGTCGCCTACTGCTGGATCCACGCCACGGTTCAACGGCAAATCAAGGAGCAAACGGACAATTTCTGTGTGCGCGCGTGTACTTGCATGTAGAAGCGCGAAATTGTCGTTTGCCGCAGGTTCCACGCCCTTTTCCAACGGCAGTTCCAGGAGCAAACGGACAATCCCAATGCGTCCGAGCGCACACGCCGTCCGAAACGCATTTGTATCCGATACATCGTCTCCCGCTTCGGCTTTTAAAGCGACCATTGCCGCATCTCCGTGTTCGACCGCTCTTTGCAACGTGTTGGACATACGTGTTGCAGCGATTCTACGCAGAAGAACCAAAGACCACGGCTTAAATTTGTTGGAAGCCATCGATTGCAACATTGGCGTGAGACATTGTGGCTCCTGTTGTCGCCAATGTGTCAATTTTCCCCACCAAAAGCAATCAAAATTCCAGCGTACATTGCGGTACTTTGAATCCGTTTGCAGAAAAAGTTCAGGGTCCTCTTTTTGATTCAAGGAGTAAACGGACAATTTCCGTGTGTCCACTATATTCCGCAGCTCGCATGATGTATTGCGTTTGCTGAACTCCATGGTCCAGGAGCAAACGAACAATTTCCGTATGCCCATGTTTACATGCAATTCGAAGCGCGTTACTGTCGTTTAACGCTGGATTTACACCACGTTCAAGTGGCAACTCAAGTAACATACGGACAATTTCCGTATGCCCATATTGACTTGCGAATTCAAGCGCTTGATTATCTATCGCAGATGGATCCACACGGTCTGGCGGTAGCTCAAGGAACAAACGAACAATGTCAATGTATCCGTTTCTGCATGCACGTCGAAGTGCATAATTCTCATTTGCTGATGGATCCACACCTCTTTCTGGCGGCAAATTAATAAGTAAACGGACAATTTCCGTATGTCCATATTGACTTGCGATTTTAAGTGCATCATTATCGCATGCTGCAAGATTAACCCCACGGTCCAAATCAACGAGCATACGAACAATTTCCATGCACCCCGTTTGGCATGCATATTGAAATATTAAATTGTTTTTTGCGGCTGGATCAACCCCTCTTTCCAACGGCAAATCAAGCAGTAAACTGACAATTCCCATATTTCTGTGGGCACACGCAAACCAAAGTGCATCATTGTCGTTTGCTGCTGGATTCACACCATGTCCCCGTTCACCTTCCCATGCACCTTCCCGTTCGCCTACAGGTTTCCACGGCAAATCGAGGAGCATTTGAACAATTTCCGTGTACCCGTGTTCACATGCGAGTCGAAGTGCGGCATTGTTATTGGCGGCAGGATCCACTCCTCTTTCCAATGGCAAATCAAGGAGCAAACGGACAATTTCTGTGTGTCCGTGACGGCTTGCCAGTCTTAGCGCTGCATTGTCGCGTGAGCTTGGATTTACACCTCTTTCTGGCGGTAAATCAAGGAGCAAACGAACAATTTCCGTGTGTCCGAGTTTGCACGCCGTCCGAAACGCAGATGTATCCGAAACATCGTCTCCCGCTTCAGCGTTTAAAGCGACCAATGCAATATCTCCGCGTTCGACCGCTCTTTGCAACGTGTCGGACACACGTGTTGCAGCGATTCTACGCAGAAGGACCAGAGACCACGGCTTAAATTTTTTGGAAGCCATCGATCGCAACATTGGCGTGAGACATAGTGTCAATTTTTCCTTAATCAAGCGAACCATGGATCCCAGGCCCCACGGTAGGTACTTTTTGCCTGTACTTTTTGCCCGAATTGAGACCAAACGGATTTAAACAAAAGTACCGAGATTTGGCCCTGCATGGATCCCGCTTGTTAGCCGCCGTCCAATTTATCCAGTTTAATTTTTTCTGCTGGAAGACTGATGAGGCGGCTGACAAGCGGGAACAATGTTCAAGCGAACTGAATTACCGATGGGTCAACTTCTCTTTCAATGAGTAAACGGGCAATTTCCGTATGTCCATTCATGCATGCATATCGAAGCGCCAAATTCTCGTTTGACGCAGGTTCCACACCTCTTTCCGGCGGCAAATCGAGGAGCAAACGAACAATTTTCGTATGTCCGTTGCAGAAAGAAGTACATCACAGGATTAATTCCACGGTCCAACAACGGCAACTCGAGAAGCAAACGAACCACTTCCGTGTGCCCGTGCCAACATGCAACTTCGAGTGCCTGATTGTCGCATGCTGCTTGATCAACTCCACGGTCTAACGAAAGTTCAAGGCAGGCCCCCACGCAGATACTAAGGCCTCAGCCCGCATGATTTTTTGACCCAACGTCTGAGTCCGTTAGTATCTACATTGGGGCCTGAGTTCAAGGAGCAAACGAACAATGTCCGTGTGCCCGCTGGATTACCGTTGGATTTACTCCTCTGTCCAACGGTAACTCTAAAAGCAAACGAACCACTTCCGTGTGCCCTTGATAGCATGCAAATCGAATCGCCATATTCTCGTTTGCCGCAGGTTCCACACCTCTTTCCGGCGGCAAATCGAGGAGCAAACGAACAATTTCCGTGTGCCCTCGATAACACGCGGTTCGAAGAGCTGCATTGTAGTTTGCCGCTGGATTTACTCCTCTGTCCAACGGTAACTCTAAAAGCAAACGAACCACTTCCGTGTGCCCTTGATAGCATGCATATCGAAGTTCGTTATTGTCTCGCGCAGCTGGATTAACCCCACGGTCCAACGGCAAATCAAGAATCATACGAACAATTTCCCTGTGTCCGCATCCACATGCGAGTTCAAGTACATTGCCGTCTGCATGGTTTGCTGATGGATTCACGCCTCTGTCCAACGGCAAATCGAGGAGCAAATGGACAATTTCTGTGCGTCCGCGCAGACACGCATATCGAAGTGCGGCATTGTTTTCTGCTGCTGGATTCACTCCTCTGTCCAACGGCAGGAGTAAACGGACAATTTCCGTATGGCCGAGCGTGCACGCTGTTTGAAATGCCACATTCGTCGCACATTTGCCAGATTCAAGGAGCAAACGGACAATTTCCGTATGTCCGCGTTCGACCGCTGTTTGAAATGCCGCATTCGTCGCACATTCGCCAGATTCGAGAATAAGAGCGACCAATGCCGCATCTCCGCGTTCGACCGCTGTTTGCAACGTTTCAGGCATGGTCGTTGCCGCGATTGTACGCAGAAGACGCATTTCAGTCGTGCAAAACGAGACGTCTCCACCCCCCTCGTCAATTTTTTGCTAACGTTAACACATTGCTGCAAAATTGTTTCTGAACAGCGGACCCCCAATCCAGGTTAAAATTGCTTGCAACCAATCAAACATTAAGGTTATTATTTGTAAAATGCTGCGTTCAAAATCTCGCATTCGCTCTGTTTTGTAATACATCACCTTAATATTTTGTTGATACATGTTTGGAAACGATTTGGAAACGATTTGGAAACGATTTGGAAACGATTTGGAAACGATTTGGAAACGATTTGGAAACGATTTGGAAACGATTTGGAAACGAATCATTCATTCCTTAGATTTCTGTGGGCTCCCATCCAGGAGCAAACGAACAATTTATGTGTGTCCAAAAGCTATTGTCATTCGCTGCAGGACTACGGTCCAACGAACACCTCACACGGACTCCACATAATCTTTCGCCAATCCAAGATAAAACGCACGCAAAACCGGATCACGAACCAGTGCCCGCATTTTAATATCCATTTTTCTCAGCGTAGGATTGTTCTGTTTGAGCAATTTCCGTTTGTCATACGTATTATCTGCATGCGCAATCACGAGCATGCATTCCTCGGATACGAGTTGTAATACGGGCGTTGTCCAGTTTTCCAAAAATGACTTTTCTTCAGCCATGTCAACTGTTTCATCGTATTTATGTTCAAGCCCGTATGACTTCCAATGTGCCATGGTTCCGTTCGTACAATGGTTTTTTCCGTATGGCCCAATCGTCCAAATTTCATCTCGGTCCGAAAAATAAATTACCAATCGGCTACTTCCAACGACTGGCACCTGACGGTTTGGAACAGACCTCAATTTATTCACGGCTTTTTTAACGCGGTCCGGTGGATAGAAATCGTCGTCATCCTGCCAACAAATGATGTCTCCACGCGCTTCCACAATCAAACGATTTCTCTTTGCTCCGATCTTCATTTTACCCTCCACCCGTATGTATCGCACGACAATTCCTTTGGGCAAAACTTCGGGTGCAAACAAGTCTGCAACAGAATCCGTCCCATCGTCGAGAACCACAAGTTCCCGTCGCTCATACGTTTGAGCCATAAAGCAACGGATTGCTGCTGGGATAAATTTGCGCCGATTGTATGTAGGCATGCACACGCTCACGAACGGTTGTGACATTTTCTTCTACTCGAAGACGCATCGGTCGTTTAAGTCATGAATGAACGTAAATGAACGAACACGTACGAATGCCGTCTAAACACCCATTGCTAACACACTTTAAAATGAGTATTAATCACGATTCATTGCAAAACTTTTTCACCAAAGCGCGCGAACACCATCTTACGGAGGAGTCACCCCAAGCCGAGCAGCCATCATGGATCCGAACCCCCTTGCGCCCTCATCAGCGAACCCTGTTGGCCGCCGCGCGCGTTGTTGAATCCTATGCGTCATTAAAGTGTCTCGATCTTTCAACGCCAACACTCCTTTCGGCACATGGAATTCTTGCGGATCGTGTGGGTGCCGGCAAAAGCCTCGTTGCTCTCTCCTTGGTGCGTGATCCACCCGTGAATCCAACGAATTTAACAATCCTGCGCGGCGGGTCTGCGTCAATCATTGGTGGCATTAAACCGCTTGCACCCGTGACACCGTGGCATGATGAATGGAATGACATTTCCGGCAGTCGTGATTTATTGAGCGTAATGATGCGTCCTGACGAAACGATTCTGACGTCCACGTCTCTGATGATTGTGCCGCACAATGTGATTCAACAGTGGGAAACATACATTCGGGAACAAACGGACCTCCGCGCAGTCATTATCCGAAAAAAGAAAGACTGTGCATTCGAGTCCGTCGATTTTTATCGGTCCGTGTTTCGCGCAGATGTTGTCGTCGTCTCGTGCACAATGCTGAACGTCTTTATTGGCGCAATGTCGTATTATTTGCGTGGCAATTTCAATCAAATCGTGTGGTCGCGTCTCTTTATTGATGAAGCGGATACGCTCGCAATTATTGTGCGTGCAAACCAAATTTCAGCGCGATTTATTTGGTTTATTACGGGTTCATGGCTCAATATGTTGTTTCCCTGCGGATTTGAAATGTATCGTGTGAATGCGCTGCCGGTACATTTGCGATTGATGATGGGAAACGGAGAAATACGGGGTCTTTTAAAACGAAATAATCTTGTCGCGGCACACGTTTCACATTCAAGTGACCCGCGATTTGCATCATTGATTTTGCGCAATACGGATGCGTGGATTGACGCGAGTATTCGTCGGCCAACCATTCATTATGCGACGATTTTGTGTTTGATGCCGCCGAATATGGGGGTTTTGCGCGGTTTTATTTCACCGGCCGCGATGGAGGCGCTTCATGCAGGGGATACGGCGAGCGCATTGACAGTGCTTGGATTGAAACCATTATCACAAACCACGTTAGCAGCACAAGTCACCGCAAAATTGCGTGTGGAAGCTGCAGAAGCGCAACAACTTCTGGAGTTTAAACGGGGAATGACATATTCATCGCCGTCAGCAAAGGTACATGCACTGGAAAAGGCGGAAGCAAAAGTCGCACGGTTGCAGACACAATTGGCGTCGTTGGAAGAGCGATTGGCATCGTTGGATGACGCCGTTTGCCCGATCTGTTTTGAACCACCCACATGTGTAACGCTAACACCGTGCTGCCGTCAGTCTTTTTGTTTGGCGTGTGTGTGCGAGTGCATTCAAAAGACGCCGGCGTGCCCGCTGTGTCGCGAACGTATTTTGTCGCCGCAAGAGCTCATTGTTGTTGGGAAAGCGGAAGCGGATGAAAAAGCGGATGAAAAAGAAAATGAAAAGAAGACCGAAAAACGATTAAAAAAGACAGCGGCACTCCTGAAATTGCTTACGGAGTCCTCTTCTGACCGTCGCTTCCTGGTGTTTTCAACGCATGAGGCGTCCTTTCACGGTCTACGCGAGTCACTTGAAACGCACGGAATTCGTTGTGAATTGTTGCAAGGAACGGCATCTCGTGTGGAAAATTTACGCAAATTGTTCCGAAATGGCACTGTGCGCGTGTTGTGTATGAATGCGCGGCACGTGGGTGCGGGCATAAATCTGGAGGCTGCAACGGATGTGGTTCTGTATCACCGCATGAATGTGGAATTGGAACGGCAGGTTATTGGACGAGCCGTAAGATTCGAGAGGGCGGCGGATTTGACAGTTACATACCTGGTCCACGATGATGAAACGGCAACTGTTGGTGTCGGTGGTGGCAGTGGTGTTGGTGGCAGTGGTGTTGGTGGCAGTGGTGGCAGTGGTGTTGGTGGCAGCGTCGAAGGGTAAAAATTGACACATACACGTGTGCCGAAAACGCCGTATGGATTCTTCGGCTATCACAGCCTTGCGCACAATTGCAGCAACACGGTCGCACGTGTCGCTTACGGATGCAATCAAATCCGGTAATGTGTGTTTGGCGTTGCTAATCATTGAAACGGACACATTTGTTACAAACGAAGCATTTCAATGTGCGTGTAAAAATGAACAAACGGACATTGTACGTCTACTGCTTGAAAAAGGCGTAAATCCAGCAGCAGACAACAATATTGCATTTCGAACTGCAAGCATACAGGGGCGAACGGAAATTGTCCGTCTGTTGCTTGATTTGCCGTTGGAGAGAGGCGTGAATCCCGCAGCAGAAGACAATGAAGCTCTTCAATATGCATGCATGAATGGACATACGGAAATTGTGCGTCTATTACTTGATTTGAAGAGAGGCGTGAATCCCGCAGCAAATGAGAATGAAGCGCTTCGAGCCGCATGCGCAAGCGGGCACACGGAAATTGTTCGTATGCTCCTTAATTTGCCGTTTGACCGTGGGGTTGATCCAGCTGCAGCACTGAGAACTGCATGCATGCATGGGCACATGGAAATTGTGCGTATATTACTTGATTTGCCGTTGGAGAGAGGCGTGAATCAAAACTACAATATTGCATTTTCGTTTGCAAATAGACATGGGCATACGGAAATTGTGCGTCTATTACTCGAATTGCCGTTGGAGAGAGGCGTAGATCCAACAGCAAATAACAATGAAGCACTTCGATATGCATGTGCGAGTGGGTATACGGAAATTGTGCGTCTATTACTCGAATTGCCGTTGGAGAGAGGCGTAGATCTAGCTACAATCGGTAATGCTGCACTAGCGGTTGCAAGCAAAGCGGGACATACGGAAATTGTGCGTCTTTTACTTGATTTGCCATTGGAGAGAGGAGTGGATCCTGTAGCAAACAACAATGCAGCACTTCGATGTGCATGCTTGACTGGGAACACAGAAATTGTGCGTCTATTACTCGAACTGCCGTTGGAGATAGGTCCGGCAGTCAATGAAGCATTATACAGTGCATGTCAATATGGGTATACAGAAATTGTTCGTCTATTACTCGAATTACCGTGGGAGAGAGGTCCGGATGCGGCATTTATACGTGCTTGTGCAAACGGGCACACGGAAATCGTGCGTCTATTACTGGACCGTGGAGTGTGTGACAACGCAGCATTCCACCTGGCATGTCAAAATGGACATGCGGAAATTGTTCGCTTGCTCCTTGATAGAGGAGGCATGCCGACATTCGATGATGCCACACTTCGGCGCGTAAGTGATAACGCAGACGTTGTTCGTGTGATTCTTGCGCAAGGTCATGTACGCGATGACGTAATTCAGGCGCGTGCTGCCGTGTTCCAAACGTGGTCGGCACTACGATACGTTTCTACGGAAATCCAACGCGTGTGCCCTGACATTGTGCGTTCTGCGGTGGAGCAATCGGGAATGGCGTTGGAATTCGTGCCAGCTGAAATTCAGCGATTGCACCCCGAACTCGTGCGTGTTGCCGTTGAACAAACGGGTTTGGCAATTGTGTTCGTCTTGTTTCCAACGCCTGAGTTGTGTACATTAGCCGTGCTGCAAAATCCGTTTGCGCGGTTTGTGGTTCCTGGCCGTCGATTGCATATTGTCGATGGCTACGTCCACGAGGATGATGAAGGTGGGATTGGTCGAATGATTGGCTTTGATGCTGCAACGCGCTGATTGCATTTTTGAGCCATGGATTCGCGACAATGTTTCCAGTCTATTTTTACGCTGAATCGCGGAACTACCAAAAAAATGATGGACACGTGTCTCCTCACGACATCCCTTCATGAGCTTTGTCGTCTACCCGTCAACGCAAACAACAGGTGTAAGCAAGGGCATTTGGCTCTTTGATGTGGATGGCACATTAATCGTTTCAAAATCAGGCCGTCGCTTTGGTGGCAGCGATTGGGTGTTTCTGGGAGCCGTGCCTCAAACACTAAATGCTCTCGCAGCAGACGGCTGGTTGATTGCACTCGTTAGCAATCAATCGGACTGGACACCCGATTCTCAATCGCGTCTTGAGGGCGTTTTAGCGGCTCTCAAGGCAGCAAACGGTTGGGCTCCGTGGCTCCTGGTTGCAACCGCTGGACGCAAAGAGCGCGATACGCTGTACCGAAAGCCTGGTCGGGGTCTGTTTGATGTGCTCATGAGCAAGATCACGAAATCAGGTGGTCCAGGAGGTCCAGGAGGTCCAGAAATGCCAGGTCCAGGATTGCGGATGACAGGAGATGCCGTAGGTCCCGATGACGCATTTCCACCCTACCGTTGGGCCACGTCTGACCGCGAGTTTGCCGCAGCTATTTGCGCTGAATTTTCACGACCGTGTGACGTGTTTCCTGCATGTGCACCGTTTGTTCCGTCAGCCACTCAAGAGCTTGTGATACTCATGGGAAATGCGGGATCGGGCAAAACGACAACGGGGCGCAAAATGACATCCGTTGTACATGTGGAGCAAGATACGGTGGGAACCCATGCGGCTGTACGGCGAGCTGTGTTGGCGGGTCTGAATTCGGGAAACAGCGTTGTAGTGGATGCAACACACGGTTCCGCAAAAAATCGTGAACCGTGGATTGCATTAGCAAGGGAACGTGGGATTCCTTGTCGAATTCTGTGGCACATACGGGATGGCCGTCCATTCAACAGTCTTCGCGAAAAGCCGGTGCCTGAGGTCGCATATGCAGTGTATTCGAAACACTTTGTTGAGCCGACGGAATTCGAAATCGTGTATTAGAAATTGTTGCAATAAAATGTTGCAATAAAATAGGAATGAATGCGCTCAAACATCGAATTCATCGTATTGCCGCTGCAGCGGAAGAGCTCGATGCAGTTCTTGTTCCTGAAGTACCCGAGTGGTTTCATGAATCGGCAACCAGAAAGATTCACACCCTTCGTAATATTTTTGAAACCGAACTTGTACGTCTGGATTCCAGATTGGCAGCCGCGCCAAATGTGCCAAATGCGCTAAATCGTTTAGTCGACATAGAGTCGATACGAACAGAAATTCAATATTTAGCAAACGATGTGCACATTTTGGAAACAAAAACGGATTTTACACAGGAAGATTTTGAAATGGCGTTTAACAATCCTGGTCTTGTGCACCTGTTGCTTGCAAATCCGCTTATTAATCCAGGCGCAGACGATAATGCCATGATTAAAAAAGCGAGCGCAAAAGGGCAAACGGAGGTTATTCGTCTGCTACTTGCGGACTCGCGAGTTGACCCAGCTGCACACAATAATGTCGCATTTAAAACGGCGAGCAATGAAGGGCACACGGAGGTTGTTCGTCTGCTACTTGCAGACCCGCGAGTTAACCCAACTACGCAAAATAATTTTGCATTTCGGATTGCAAGTAAAAAGGGATATGCCGAAATCGTCGGCATGTTGCTTGCGGATCGGCGAATTAATCCATCTGCAAACGATAATGTTGCGATTAAGGCTGCAAGCGAAAATGGACATGTTGAAATTGTTCGCATGTTGCTTGCGGATTGGCGAGTTGATCCGCAAGCAGGACAGAATTTTGCGATTCGGGTTGCAAGCGAAAATGGACACACAGAAGTCGTTCGTCTTTTGCTGACACATTCTCGTGTAAATCCAGCAGCAAACATGTTTGACCCGAATTATGCGATTAAGAAGGCAAGCGCAAATGGACATGTTGAAATTGTTGGCATGTTGCTTGCGGATCAGCGAGTTGACCCGTCGTCGGAAGACAATTACGCGATTAGGGCAGCAAGCGTTTGTGGTCATATTGAAGTGGTCCGTCAATTACTTGCACATCACAAAGTAAATCCATCTGCGTATGATAACTATGCAATTCAGGTAGCAAGCGAAAATGGACATGTTGAAATTGTTCGACTGTTGCTCAGGGATCCAAGAGTCGTCGCTGGTCCAAATTTAAAACTTGTGATGCATGATGCACCAACGGATGAAATTCGCGAAATGATTCGGGAGGTACTGCCGGTCGGTGGTGCTAAAATGCGTCAATCCAAACGGCGTCAATCCAAACGGCGTCAATCCAAACGGCGTCAGACCAAACGGCGTTAATGTAACGTTAGGAACTAGCTCAAAAACCAGAACGAAGCATTAACACAAAAAACTGAGAACATGCGATGAACATAGGATTGAACAGCACCGGAGCAGTTCAAAAAATTGACATACTACGACGTGTCTGAATTCCAGTGCGAAATGTCCATCACAATCACCGCCGCCCGCATATACGGATTGCTCGATGAAATCCGCGCACTTGTCGCCGAAATCGAATCCAAATCCGAGACTCTTCCGTTTGCATACCACGTAGAGCGTCAGGCTGCTCTCGCAACGCAAGCGTTTGAAACTGTTCTCGTTTACCTAGACAATGACTCGATCTCGAAAACGGACATGGATGCCGGAATGGATGCACTCATGATTCTACGAGAAATTTCCAAAATTACGACGATTCCAACGGTATTTAGGCCGAAAACATTCGTAGAATGTTGGCTTGCACTCAACTCGAATTTGACGTTTCCAGCAAGTGAATTGCAACGAGAATTCCTACGAATGCAAACGAATGCAAAAGTTTCTCGTATAATTCTGGAACATTCGCCTGATGTCGCCCTTTGCAATAATTTCGAGTGCTTACGGAATTTACCAAGCACTATGCACGCAACCAACTATTTGTATGTAGTCCTGCAGTATTTGCCGGAAGTACCCACGGCGTTATTGCAACTGGTGAATGAACACCAACATTTGAATCTTGTTCGCCACCTCATTGAAACGCGCAAAATTAATCCATTCGAATTTAGTCATTGTATTTATGCCGCATGTCAATACTTTCCGAAAATTATTAACATGTTTCTGGACAGGAGCACCGGTTGATGATATGTTTATTCGCATTTGTACATCGGGATGCGATGACAACGTGAACCATTTTATCGCAAATCCATTGCTAAAAGTTGGATCTCTTGCATTTCGCACCGCAACGTACAATGCATGTGCACACGGTCATTTGAATGTTGTGACCGCACTCATTGCATCACAGCAATTTCTATGCAACATTATGTTTGAAAGTGCATGCTATGCAGGAAACATAAAGATTGTTCGTTTCTTAGTAGACGCATTACCGGACGTTAACTCTTGCAATATTGATTTATTCGAAGTGCATAAGTCACACACATCAAAGTATAAGGACAGACTCGAAATTCTGCGATTGCTTGCGACCCGCGGTAAACATTGCAAAAAATAACAATTATGCGTTTCGGCGTGCATGTAAAGATGGGGATTCTGTATTGGTAAATGATCTTCTGTCATTAGGGTGTTTCGCAACTCCTGTCGTCGCCAATGATGCTCTCCGAGAAGGACTCCGAACCGCATGCGAAAAAGGGTGGTTTACCATTGTGCGGTCACTCCTCAATGTGTATCACGGTTCGAGGGATGGTGTGGGTCTTCGAGAAGCATGTCGCAATGGACATACAGACATCGTTCGTTTACTTCTCGAGTCTGAAATCGATTGCAACATATTGTGTGAGGCGCTGTGGTATGCACAGGGTAACGCAATAACACTGCTAAAGCGCAAGATTCCGTGGTATAAACGGATTTTCAGCTCATGCTTTTACTGATTCTTTAACATGAATTTGGCAAAAAGCGACGTGTTCATGCTAAACGTTCCTCCACTGTTTTTTTGCGATGGCAGTGCGGACACAATGCAACCAAATTGCTCGGGTCGTTGCTGCCGCCGTTGAACAATGCGATACGGTGATCCACCTCGTATGTTTCGTCGAGTGTTTTGTTGCATGAACCGCATTGCCACTGTTGACTTGCAGCAATTTTCTTCTTTAAAAGCGAAGAAACGTTGCGCTTTTCTGCGGTGCTTCCGCCACTTCCGCCACTTCCGCCACTTCCGCCACTTCCGCCTCCTTTCATCAACAACTGTTTTGCAACGTCGAGGGTATCAACCGTAAATTCTTCCGGGCGCATACGGAACTGCCAATAAAGAAACAGGGCAAAAAGAACTGCTCCAGCAATCCGCAAATGAAACGACCACATGTGAAGCCACTCAATAATACGACGACCGTAGAATTCGTAGACAAGCCACGCACCAAGTCCACCAGCAAACATTAGCTCGACGGTCCAATCTCGGCGTTGGTCACTCATTTCTACCCTCGTGCGCGCGTTTTTTTAATGCGCTATTCATTTTAGACGTTTAAACTGTTTTTCAGCAATTAAATTATCACTTACAAGACCTCCCAAAAGTGCTCCCGCCCCGCCAATAACAAATGCGCTAAATGCAATGGTAAACAACGCAAACAGTTGTATCAATTGCTCAAGCCAACGGTTGTTGCATTCTGTAATCGAAAAATTCAATGTCGAGCCTTTGCATTCCAGATGGTCGAGACCGTCGATGTATTGAAGTATGCCAAAGCCCCACACACATGCGGCTAATTCAAAAAGCAACTCAATCATGCCCGAAAAAACAGAACCAAAAACCAGAAATGTTTGAACAACGGATAATGAACCAAATACAGTAGCACAAATTGCAAAGTACAACAAACTCCGGGCTGAATCCGTTGATGTCGTGATGAAATATGCAGATGCAGCAAAAAGAAGTGTTCGAATTATCGTGACGATTAATATCCTACATATTGTTGTGCGTTTCATCGAGAGCAAGCGTGTTGTCAATGAACGTCTGAAATCGCGCGTGTTAAATTCACCATGTTGCGATTAAAGTAAGAGGGCAAAAATGTGCAAGAGCAAGAATCTCGAACAACAACACGCAGTAAAAATGATGTAACACGTAAAACCACGGTAGGGACTATGGTAATGCTGTTTAGTATTTTAAAAATCGCCAATCAGGCCCCACGGTAGGTACTTTTTGCCTGTACTTTTTTGCCCGAATTGAGACCAAACGGATTTAAACAAAAGTACCGAGATTTGGCCCTGATCGCCAATGCTCTTCAAAAAACCTCGCTCGGTTTGAAAAATCGCCAATGCTCTTCAAAACCTTGTCGTTTGTATTTTTTCGCTGCTCGCCGCTATTGTATTTCAACTGACGTGAAAATTAATGCAAAAAACACAAGTTTGAAATGAAAAGATTGATTCATTTAAAATTAAATTTTCTTGAAACGGAAGTGAAAACTTTGATTCAACACTGTATGTCATCGGTCTATACATCAATTGTTTTATGTGCCAGCATGTATTGCGTTGGAAGCAGATATGGAACAATGTCGAGGTAGTCGTTTTCACAGAGATTTAATTGATGAGGAAATTTCTTTTAGACAAAGATTAAACGTCATACACGCATTAGGTCGAGATGTATCTTTCATTTCAGGATCATGTGAAAGATTTGAAGAATTAGCGACCATGTATTATAGAATGATCGAACAAAAATGATGTCACAGCAATAATTCCGTTAAACGGCGCATTTTGCGTTCAACATGTCGCCAATTTCTGTATAGTAACAAATTGGTACGAACCACCTCGCGAAACGGATCAATTCATCATCAAACATGTGTATCGCTGCAAGGAGCATGCGAACAATTTCCGTGTGTCCGTGATAACATGCATGTCGCACACATGCATGTCGCAATGCTTCATTGTCTCGCGCACTTAGATTAACCCCACGGTCTGGCGGCAGCGCAAGGAGCAACCGAACAATTTCCGTGTTCCCGTTAAGACTTGCATGTCGGAGTGCCTCATTGTCGCGTGCCGTCGGATCCACCCCACGTTCCAACGGCAAATCAAGGATCAAACGAACAACTTCCGTGTGTCCGTCTCTGCACGCATGCATAAATACGTTAAGGACATCAATTAATCCATCCTCGATCGCAAGCAAGGCCAAATCCCCCGCTGCTGTTTCAACTGCTGTTATGGGCGTTGTTGCTTTTGCAATTGCGCGCAAGAGTCTGAGCGATGTGTTGTTTGAGAATTCAGTCATGACAACATTTGTTCGATTCAATCACACCGGGTGTCAATTTTCAGACGGTGTCAACATGTCGCTCATTTGCCATAGTGTGACTGCAAGAATCACAATTTCAGTGTGTCCAACGGCGAATCAAGGATCAAACAAACTCTCTCCGCCGCAAACGGACAATTTATCTGTTTCCGTTTGTGCATGCAAGCAAAAGTAGGGGCTCTTTCCAACGGTAGTTCAAGGAAACACGAACGATTTATGTATGTCCGCGCTCTCTCCAACGGTAACTCAAGGAGCAAACGAACTATTTCCGTATGTCCGTTAAAACATGCATGACGGAGTGCCACATTATTTTCTTTACCAATTTCTAACGGAGGAGTACACGAACAACTTCCGTTTGCCCATGTAAGATTGCACGCAAATTTCCATTTTCGATTGCTAACAAGACCACATTTCCCGTTTAAAATGTTATGGGTGCAATTGCGCGTAAGAGACGGAGAGGTTTGTGTGGACATTTCAAGTAACTACGAGATCTATCGCGAGTTTTATCGTCGTTTTTTGCCCCCAAAAAATGCCTAAAGAGCATTCCGCTGAAAAATCATGCTGACGTGAAAAACTTAACATTTTTTGTTGGATGTCTCCTCATCAACTCTTGAATGTGCTTAGGAGTGCGCATATATCCGTATGTCCATTTAACTCTGCGTCATGAAATGCGTCGTTGTAATGTGAAGCCGCGCCTACATCAAGGAGCATACGCACAATTTTCGTGTGCCCGTTTCGACATGCCTCACGAAACCCTGAATTGTGATGTTCCCTAGGGTCTACGCCACGTTCCGGTGGCAAATCGAGAAGCATACGCACAATTTCCGTGTGCCCGTTTTGGCATGCGTAAATAAACGAAAGTTGGCCATCAGCAGCAACGCCACGTTCCAACGGTACATCCAGAAGCAATCGCACAATTTCCGTGTAACCGCTGGCGCATGCGACGAAAAATAATGAACCGTTCGATGGATTAACTCCACGTTCCAACGGCAACTCAAGGAGCAAACGAACTATTTCCGTGTGCCCGCCGCTAATTGCAGTCAGAAGCGCTAAATTATTAGAAACGTTCACGCCATTTTCGAGGAACAGTCGCACAATTTCTGTATACCCTTTAGCGCATGCACTCCAAAGTACAGCATCGTCAACAATTGTTCCATCTTCAATTAATACCATTGTCAAATCAACATCTCCTGCTGCACTTTCGAATGTTACAGGCGGCGTTGCTTTTGCGATTGCGCGTAAGAGTCTGATGTGGCGGTGAATTTCGGCAGGCATTTCGGCAGGCATTTCGGCAGGCATTTCGGCGGTCAATGTTGTTTCAATCATGTGTGTTGCAAGAGCGGCATGGTGTTGTGCAATGTGTGCAAACGGATGGTCTGGTCCGATACGTGCGAGGAGTCCCGCGACTTCTTCGAGGAGTGCGTACAAATTTGATGACATTGATATCGTTGATGCCGTTTTTTCTGAACGTCAAATTTGGGGTAAATTTGGGGCAAATTTGGGATTTGTTGGATGTGTCTGTTTTGCAGCGCAACAACATTTTTGACAACACTCTTCCAGCAGGAAAAAGAATTGTTACGGTAACGATATCGGGGGGCAGTGTAGAACTACATGATTTTTACGTCTGAGGCCGTAAGTCCGCTGTCGATTCACTTTCTATGTTTTTACGAAAACTTCAGTATTCATTAAGTTTAAACTCATTCGTTTTTGTTCATAGGAATAGTGTTGGATAGCTCGATGCATTAAATAAGCGGGCCCCATAGTGTGCATGTCAGTTTACAAGTTCAATCATGCTTAGTTTAGAATTGAAATTTCGAGCTTAACATGCAGCAAGTACTTAAGT